TCCTTGCCCGACAGATAGTCATCGTGCAAGCGGTTCATGGCAGTCTTCACCACCTTCGACGAGCTGCTCCACTCCCTGACCCCGATCTCCTTGTTGTAGACGCGGATGCGGAAGCCTTCCTGGTGATCGTTGCTCGGTCGCGGCGGCTTCGCCTCGCCCAGGCCAACCATCTGGAAGTCTGGCCCATTGGCAAATGACATCCAGCCGACCTGGACGCCCTCCATGTCCATTGCCACGCTAATTGGGAACGCCATCTCGGCGTCACTCTTCGACCAGGTGCCGTCCGGCTGTTGCTGCCGTTCCTGCCTGACGAAGTCACCGCTCTGCGCGCTGTACTTGATGATGGGGAGAAAGTCGCCGCCACTGGTGGCAGCCTCTGAAAAACCGAGAGCCATTGTTTACTCCTTAACTTCAACGGTTGTGGTTTTGCCGGCATTGCCGGCCTCAGTATCGCGGTGTGCAAGCACCTCGCGAATCAGTGTCATGGCAGTGTGCGTGTCCATCTCGACCGCGTAGCCCCAGTCGAGCTGCGCGTCGTCGGCCATGTCGTGATTGCCATGTGGGTGACCCAGGTCGATCAGCACCTGTGCCGGCATACGCCAGCGCCACGGCGCCCTATCGTATTTGTAGACCAGCAGGGGCAGCTTGCCGGCAGCCTTGGCTGCTGCCGTCACCTGATCCCACCAGGCCGGCCTGACAGCCGTGCCGCGCTGGTAGGCTTTGCACTCAATCACAAAGGGAAAGTCCATGTCCTGGCAGATCAGGTCGCCACGGTCGCCTTGCCTGTATTGTTCGAGGTCTCGCTTGAATACCAGGCCCAGCTCCTCAAGCAGGCATGTGGCCACAGACCTCTCGAACTGGCTGCCTTTAGCGCGGCTGTTAACCATTGCGCTTCACCAGCTCTGACAGGACACGCGCCGCTGGATCTTCCACCACCGGCGGCTCTGCCACCTTGTCCAGGCGCTGGTTCAGCCCCTCCTCCAGGATCTCATCAGCCAGCGATGACATGCTGCGGTGCGCTGACAGCTCCAGCACAGCCCTCAGTTTGTCGTGTGTAGATCGCCGCAAACGCAGGTGGACATTGGGATTGATGGCCATCGGGTCACCTTTTCTGAAAAAAAAATACACAACCACTCTTGTACCAAAGTGGTTGATGGTGTATATAACAAATGAGAGTTAGTTCAACGGTCAACCAGGGAGGCACCCATGACCACCAAACTTCGCCCCATCGTCCGCGCCGCGTTCAAGTGTGACGCGCTTGTGTATCAGTTCACCGAGCTGGATGTCGAGGACGGCCTGATCAAGGCTACCGATTACGACGGCATCGTCGCCGAGGTCAACGAGCATTATGTCGATGACGCCATCATCCGCGAAGCGGAGAACCGGCTCGACATCTGCAATGACCCCTACAACCAGCGCGACCCGGACTACATCCGCGACGCTCGTCAGCTTCGCTCTTTCTTGAAGCGCTTCAAAAAGGCGGCGGCCTAACGGCCCCGCCCCGAAGGGAGACACGACATGATCCGCACTCAGAAAAACCAAATCGGCAGCCACACTGTCATCGGCCACGATCTTGATCAGACTATCTACATCAAGAAGTTCTTGAGGCCGGGCGTGAAATGGTTCTGGGTCAGCAACGCCCTGCCGCACGGCGTCGAGTTCGATACCTTTGCTCAGTGCCGCCGCGCTGTTCTTGACCACCTGCGGAGTGCATCCTAATGACCCAGTACGTCGCCTACTACCGCGTCAGCACCCAGCGCCAGGGCCAGTCGGGCCTTGGCCTGGATGCCCAGCGCCACGCTGTCGCCGGCTATGACATCATCGCCGAGTTCACCGAGGTCGAGAGCGGCAAGCGCGCCGACCGCCCAGAGCTGGCCCAGGCGCTTGCGCTGGCCAAAGAGACTGGCGCGACCCTGCTGATCGCCAAGCTCGACCGCCTGGCGCGTAACGTGCATTTCATTACTGGCCTGCTTGAGGCCGGCGTCCCCATCGTCTGCGCTGACATGCCGGAAGCAGACCGCACCTTCCTCCAGATGGCGGCAGTGTTCGCCGAGTGGGAGGGCCGCCGGATCTCCGAGCGCACCAAGGCGGCACTGGCCGCTGCCAAGCAGCGCGGCGTCAAGCTGGGGTCTCCCTGCCCCGCAAAGGGTGGCGCTGCCACCGCCGGCGTTCGCCGCGACGCCACCGCCAAGGTTGCGCCGCAGGCGATGCCGATCATCACAGCATTGCGTAACGCAGGCCAGAGCCTGCGCGCTATCGCGTCGGCGCTCAACAGCGCCGGCATCCCTACCGCAATGGGTGGGCAGTGGCATGCCAGCTCAGTGCGTAACCTGATCAACGCATAGGAGGTATTCATGCGTAGCATCATCATCGACTTCATCGGCATGCTGTTCTTGGCAACACTGCTGATCGTCTTCGGCACCAATGCGGTGACCACCGAGTACAACATCTGGGCGCTCATCGCCAAGTTTGGGGGGGCAGTGGCATGGTAGGTAAACTGACGCCCGACAACCAGATGTCGGCATCCCGCATCCCGCAGCTCCTGAACGCCTCACCGTATGGCACACCCAATGAGCTGCTGAACGAGTTCCTGCAACGCGACGCCGGTACCTACGTTGATAACTTCGTCGAGAACGACGCCATGTATCTCGGCAACTTGGCAGAGCCAATGCTGCTGCGCGAGTGCGGCAAGCGCCTCGGCATGACAGGGGTGCAGACCGAGATCACTGTGCCGTACCAGCACAAAGACCTGGCACTGGCCGCGTCGCTGGATGGCAGGGGCAAGGGCAACGGCCTGATCAAAGCCGACCCTGACCGCAAGATCTTCCTGCCGCAGGGCGGCACGATTGAGACTGCCGGCAAGATCGGCATCATCGAATCCAAGCTGACATCAGCCCCGCCATCGGAGCGGCCACGCTGGTATCGCGGCCCCTTGCAGCTCCAGGCGCAGCTCATGTGCTACCCAGAGGCCAAATGGGGTGCCATCGTCACGCTGTACCAGAGCATCCACCTGTACATCTATGTCTACAGGCCCGACCCTGTGGTGCAGATGCAGATCCGCGACGCGGTGGTGGACTTTGAGCGCCGCCGCAAAGAGCGGGATTACTACCCGCCCTACTCGCCTGGCGACGCCAGGATTGCGTACAGCTCTGTGGATCTGTCGCTGCCCATGATCGACATTGAGCCTGACACTGACGAGGCCATCGCGCTGGAGCAGCTCCTGCTGGCACAGCGCAGCAAGGCCAATGCCGAGGAAGACATCAGCGACGCCACCACGACGCTGATGGACGCCATCGGCGAAGCGCCAGGTGCGCGTGGCCTGGTCGGCAACAAGATGGTCGAGGTCAAATGGCCCAGCCGCAACTACAAGGCACAGCCTGAGAAGGTGACGCCTGCCAAGCCGGCGCGTACTGTGCGCGCCAAGACACTCAGCGTGAAGGAGATTGACTGATGCAGACGCTGACCAAGCAGCAACAGGGCGTGTACGACGCCATCGCCAAGCACCAGCAGGAGCAGGGCTACACGCCCACCCTGCGGGTCATCGGCGAGATGATGGGCATCAGCCAGTTCACCGTCGCCGTACACCTGCGCCTGATCATTGAGAAGGAGAGGGCTAGACGCATCGGCACCAGACACATAGAATTGTCTTGAACCTTACGTTTTCCTCCCACTGCCCCCGCCCAGCGCGGGGGCTTTTTTATGCAGGCTGGTCAGGAATCGAGAAGCCCTTTGCGGTAACCGTTGGTGCGGTCATAGGTCAGCAGCTCCTTGCGCGGCTCATGCACATAGCTGCAATGTATCCACCCAGTGTTGCCGCCGGTGTAGCATTCCAGGATGAGCTGATCGAACTCACAGTTGTCAGCGATCCACTGCGCGACTTCCATATTGCTGACGCCTGGCACCTCAAAGTCAGCAGCCTGACCTTTGGTGTGCTGACTTGTCGGCTTGCTGCCAATGGCCATGCAAAGCTCTGGGCTGCGGTATCCGCTGGTGATGGTGACAGGCCGATCAAAGTGATCGCGCACCGGCTGCAACACCTTCTCACACAGCATGGTCAGGGGTTCAATCTTGTCCGGTGTCGGCGTGTTGTCGATGCCGCGACGCAGAGCGGTCTGGCTCTTGGTCATCTCTTGCAAAGAGAAATTTTTCGATAGCTTCATGGCTCACTTCCTAAAAAATTTGGTTGCTGATCTGACGGCGAAGCTGCTGGCCACGATTACGCCCAAGCTATATTGATACCACTCCGGCATCGTCTCCAAGGCCGCAAACCCATCCGCAACAATGTCCCTGCCCCACTCACCGCAGAACGCGAGTATCAGCGGGATTGAGAACAGCAGCACAAGCCACTCATCTTTGAGAC